TTGAAGTCTGGTAGGATCCCATCCAAAGGGAACATCAGCCACTACAAATCGCTGTGGGTTGTTCTCCGCAGATACCATGAGTTGTACCTCGATGATATCATCTATGGCTGTAGCCTGTTGTGGGGCTACCAGCGTAAGATTTAATTTAGCAGTTGGATCATTTTGTGCTGAAGCCATGCTGGTTAGGCACACCAAGAAGACAAAGAATGATTTAATGTACTGTTGTAGTTTCATTGTTGGTTCCTTTTTGTTTCGAGAATTGTTAAATCTGTGTTTTTTGTACCACCATCATATAGCCAAGCATACCCTTCATTGAGTAGAAGATCATTTAGGCAAATATTATCATCTCCAATAAACTCAGCAAGGATTCTTCCATATTTATCATCTTTTAATGTTCTTATTTTTATTTGTTTTTGTTTCTTCATCCAAGCAGCACAATATGCCTTTGCTTCCATCCCATATTTCTTTTCTTCCTTGTTTTTGGTCAAGGTTTCTGGAGTATCCACCCTACTTAGTCTAAGTCTTTCAATATGAAAGATATTGAAACCCAAGTCGATACAAACATCAACCGTATCCCCATCTATTACCTTTACTATTTCTTTAATTGCATATTCGTACATTGGGTTGTCCTCTTTATTTTGCCGCTAACCATACCTGATTATGTATGTAATCTGTATACAAATAACCCCCTCGGTGAAGAGGGGGTTATCGAAATGTAACTCAACATTTGCGTCATCGTGTGAAGTAAGATGAGGGGCAAGATGAGTAGATACCTTATGTAGTCAAATCCACTACTTCACAACCATTGGCACTACAGGCATAGGTCTGTGAACTTGTAGTCTTGTCTTCCTTTTCATATGTTTTGAGCAACGACCAATCCACATTCTTAGGCATCTTCTCAAGAGCAGCAAGATATTGATCCCTTGTGCAATCTTGATACGGAGCCTGACGGTACGAATGATCGGAATGAGGCAGAAAAGAAATACCACTAATCTCATCAAAATTCTTATATACAAATGCTCCAACATCCATCCATTCGTGTTCCTTTGTTGTAATCGTAATGGAAGGCTTGTGTTCGCACCAATAACGCTGGTATGCAAGCCACAACTCTAAATGTGCAATGGCTTCAACATCATTTCGTGTCAGGGAACCTTCTGCTTTCATTGGGAAAGAGAACACCATGACATTATCAGGTTTCATTACACACGGCTCTGCGGGGAATCCCAAGTCGATCATCATTTGGCACAGAGGATCTTTACGATCTGCACGAACAGTGCGAATGTAGTATTCACTGTGTCGGGCATGAATGCCTGATGCAGAATCGGTTAATTGTGAAACAGTTCCGGATGGTTTAACACAAGTGATTGCAGCCGCTGGATTGATGCCGATCTTTTTTGCCCATTCCTTGTTGGTGTCGATTGCCACTTGCTTTAATCCGATGAGAACATCCTTGATGGTGTTGGTGCTTCTCATCATAACATTGTCCATGATGCCTGTAAGGGATACTCCAAGCAGTGCTTCTTCTTCACAGTTCTTTTTCCAATCACTAGAAAGGTATGGAAAGTTTGTCAGAGATGCTTGCCATGTGCCAAGAATAGCCGCAAGACGAACCTTACGGGCAAGAGTTTCTGCCGTATCATTGGGACGAATAACAACCTCCGTTAGATTACAGAACTCACGGTCACGAAGAATGATTTCCGAGCACGGGTTTGTTCCAAACTCATATGTTGAATCACGACGATCACCCAACTTTGCAACAGTCTTTTGTGCTGCTGCACGATTAAAGATGCCCCGCTCACCACTCTTGGATTTGTACAGGGAAACCCATTCGTCCATGAATACACCGATCTCAGGTTTTTCCTTGTATGCCACAGAGTTGTTTGCTAAGGCTCGTTGGGAATTTGCTTCCCACCATGCTCCTGTTTTTGCTTCTCGCATTCGCTCATCTGTGAGATTTGATAGGCTAATAAGAGCAGATCGACGGACTCCTCCGACCACGACAATCTCCGCAATTTTGCATACGAGGTCATGGCATTCAATTGATGTAAGTTTCCTTCCTGCCGCTCTTCTAAAAGTATCACAGGTGAAGCAGAAAAGATCTTCAAGAGGCTTTGGGCCTGATGCTCTCCCACCAAATGTTTTGAGCCTTGCACCAGAAGGGCGTACTTTAGAGATATCCCATTTTGGAATCTGACCTCCAATAAGCAGGGAGACAAGTTCTTTATAACTCTTAGCCCAACCAGCCTTGCTGTCTTGGACAATGATCGTGGTGTCCGAATCAGTAAATGTTTCAGCGATTGTAGGAAGTTTCTCAACATATTGACGCTCCACGGAAAAGCCTACACCTGTTCCACACATGAGGATGTAGAGGATCTCATCGAATGCACGGACACGATTGATTGCCACATACGAACAGTTGTAGCCAGCGGTATTGTCACGCTTTAGTGCCTCTCCTGCCGTCATTAATGCCCGCATGGAAGGCATTATCTCAAGATTGAGTACGGCATTCTCCAACTCGTAGCGAAGATCAGCAGTCAATTTAAATTTATTATTTTCTTTGAGATTTTCTTCAAAGAAATCAAAGTAACGCTTAACAGTTTCATCCCAATGTTCTCGTCTGCCTTCTTTTTCAAGCCAACGGGAATAACGAGAAATATAAATGAAATGTTGATAAGGCGTAGGAAGAGTTTTTGACATTAAGCGCACTCCTGATTCATATGCGAACAGATATCTATCGCTGCTGTTGCCAATTAGATTTTGCTATAAAAGATTATTACGATGTTAGTTCTGAAGTGCTGCCCAAGACTTAGGATAAAGATTCATAAGTATTTTTCCAACTGCTTCGGCATACTCCCTGATTTCCCATTGGGCATGGGAGTCGCTACGCTGCCTGTAGAACCGTCCGTAGGCGGCAAGAGAGCCTGTCCACCACCATTCGGTGTATACTCCCTGTGGCAGTATGAATCGTGCCTGTTCGGGGGCAACTCCTTTTCCGAGAAGCATATGATAAGCATCAAAACACATATCCACAGCAATGCTGTAAGCAATATTGCAATTATTCCAATCATTGCCGTACTCCATGAAATCCTCAGAACCCTGTTTTGCCCCATTTGTGGGTTTTGTACGCCACCTTGGATGATACACCTCTGGCTCAAATGTAACATAACGGCGAGAAATTTCATTTTCCACAAATCCCTGTTTGTGTTTAAAAAATTGTGTGCGAATGCTTATTGGAGCCTTGATCCGTAGGGTGATCTGCGGATGTGCAAAAGGTGTCCAATGGTTGTTCTTTGCAAGATATTGAAGTAATTTTTCGTCCTTGTCTGTAAACTCCGTGGCTTCCTTATTGAAAGAAACACGGGCTGCATTCACGACTGTAAGATCATCACCCATGTGACTTACAAGTTCAATAAATCCTTCATTAAGAACATCTATTTTCATATTATACCTTTTTCCAAAAGTTTATCTTTAGTTTTGCTTCCATTCCCTTGGCTACACAACCATCAATCATTGATATAATATCTTCCTGAGTTCTTCCCGAAAGAACCATATCGTTGATGTCCTTGCCTACGATTCCATCTTTCCAAATACAGACAGGATACCCAACATCAATGAAACGCTCCATGAGAGCCACAATCTCTGCATTCCTTGGCTCGTTATCCAAGGCAACCACAATATCTGATTGTGCTATCTTTGGATGAATAGAAAAGTTTGATGCTCCCACCATTGCCACAGCATTAGGTAGGAAGAGAGAATCAAGAGGCCCTTCAACAATATACACACGCTTGCTGGCATCACATTCGCTGATGCCGTACCAAAGACGATCAATGGATTTGTCTGCCTTGATTGTCATATAGCGAATATCAGTATCGCTCTTGATCTCAAGCAATCTTCCCTGTGCTGCAATAATATTTCCACTTGCATCAAAGAACGGAATAACCAAACGCTTCTCCCGTTTCTTTAGTTCCAAAGAGTCATCCAATCCCATTGCAAACTTACCAAAATCATCGGTATAGAACAGGCGATTCCACTTGTCCTTTGGAATCTTGCGCTTGACACAGAACCTTACGGCTGGATGATCCTCTCCCAACTCTACAAGAGGCTGTAGTTCTCCTGTTCCACTAAACACAGGAGCAGGAATGTTTATTTCGGGCTTCTTATAGTTGGAATGCCCTTGTTCTCCATTCTTCCACCGCTCAAGCGAATACTCCTTGGCATATGCAGGAGAAATTTGTGATAGAAAATTATACAGTGTAGAGGAAAACCCACAGTTGTGACACATATAGAAGAAGTCTGCTTTCTTTTGAAAGAAGAATCCCCGTGCCTTGCGCTTGTTCTTGCTTGAATCTCCACAGAGTGGACAGGAGCAGTTTGCAAGACCACTCTTTTTCCACTTGAAATTGCGGAGTTGACCGCTTACAAGATCAATAAATTTTCTATCAATATAGGTGGACATTACCGCCTCTTATTATTCTTTAGATCATCCTTGTGGTACAAATCATCTGCGTTTTGGTCACCCGAACCAAAATACTTGTTTCCCCAATCTTCCCATTCCTTCAACTCGCTGTCAATTATTACGCTTTTGATTTTACGCTCTGACTTGTCATTTTCTTTTTCGCTCATATCTTCTCCTTGTTAGACTTTCCAACCTTTAAACTTTGAATCATTTTCACGCTTGCCGAACTTCTTTTCCCCACCACCACCAAATGCCTTAAACTGCTGTTTCTGTGGTGAAGGGGTTGTATTTACAATATCTGCCTGTGCAGATTCCTCTACATCAAATAGTTTCATCTTGGCACGATTGATTCCCACCACAAATCTCTTGTTATTTGCAGTATCGTTGTATCGGTTCTTCAACTGCTTCACCAACACCTGACCCAACTTGTCCATTTCTTCCGTTGTAATCAGGGCAAACATAAAGTCAGCCGTGGCAGGAAGACCGAAAGACTCGGATGTATCCTCAAGACCAACATCGGTGCTTGTAAAGCCTGTACGATTTGTCTGTGTGGCAGAGAAAATTGGAACACCCTGCTCCACGGCAAGACCACGAAGTTCTTCTGCAATCGACTTGATGTATGAATAAGAACCAACAGATGCATTCATCTTGATACGAGCCGATGCACAGATATTCAAATAGTCGATGAATATAACATCAGGCTTAAACCGCTTCTTCAACTTTAGTTCTTCCAACAGGATACGGAAGTGGTTTACATTTGCCGAAGCCGTGGGGTACTCTTTGATGATAAGTTTACCCTGTGTTTTCTCACGAATGCGCTCCATCTTCTTTTCATACGCATCCCGTGGCAAAGCCTTCAGATCATCTAATGCAGTATCCATTAGATTTGCATCTATACGCTCTGCAATACGCTCTTCTGCCATTTCACAGGTGATGTACAGAACATTCTTTCCTAATGAAAGGCAATTTGCTGCATGATGGCACATGAAAAGCGACTTACCTACACCTGTACCCGCCAAACAAATATTCAGTGTCTTCTGAGGAATACCACCATTTGTAATGGTATTGAAATACTCTAAATCGAATGGAAGTCGGGATTCCTTCTTATGATAGAAGTCATATCGGGAGTCGGCATCTTCGATGTAGTCATGTCCAACATGGGTATCGAAGGATACGGCAAGTGCTTTCGAGAGGATATCAGGAAGTGCAGAGGTAGTCTTGCTCGTTGATTTTCCTTCAATGATATGGATGGATTCAAGGATGGCGTTGTACAGGCTTTTGTCTTTGCAGAACTTTTCTGTTTCGTCTGTGATCCATTGCTGATTTTGTTTTTCATCGGTTAGTGCCTCTACAATCTCACGGCACTTATTAAACTGCTCTTCCGTAAGGATCTTACTTTCTTTAATAATGATTCCAACTGCCTCTTTTGATGGCAGGGCTGAATACTTTCCTACAAAGTCGCTGATCGAATTAAAAATTGTCTTTTCATTATGATCTGCAAAATATTCTGCCTTGATAAAAGGAAGTACCTTTCGGGTAAATTCCTCATTATATAGCAGATTTTCCAAAATTACTATTTCTATTCGTTTCATTTGCAACCTTCACTAATCCTGATCGAACAAGTCGTTCCGCAATAAACGATACGAAGTTATGCAATTCATCTGTTCGGGGAACCCCATTAGGGTTCTTTATGATCTCGTAGTCGAAATACAGTTTGCCCTCCAAGGGCTTGTCCTCGTATTGAAACACCGTATACCGATATTCGATTCCTTCAAAGATGCTGCCTCTTAGTCTTATAGCATACCCGATGTCTGGTCGGGATACAATGTCAAAGTCCAGAGTTTCTTTTTGAGACGAATCCATTTTATCCCTCTTTCAATAGGATCTTCTCTGTGACAGGTTCTTCTTCAAGCCCACCGCCGTATTTGAATTCTTTGGCGACTGCTTCTTCCAATTGCTTCATCACAGTTTCTGTGTAATACTTTTCTGGATTCTCGTTGATTGTTTTTTCAAATGCCGTCTTACCATCAGGCAATTCAATGCGGGTAGAAATCTTTTTGAAGATGTTGTACTTGATTGCAATGTCGAGCAGCCCGTAGTACTTATTCAGTCCGCTGTCGTAGTTCAATTGCACATCCACCAATTGATTTTCCTTGGTCAGACGGGATTTGTACAATTTACAATGGATAATACTGCCTACTACATCACCTTCTGCATTCTTCTCTTTCTTTTTGGA